GGCAGGAGCAGAACCAGCGCCAGAAGGCTGACCATAAGCGCCGCTAAGCATGGCATTACCCAAAGGAGCAGGAGAAGTAGGAGCTTGAACCATTTCCTGAGCGCCGCCACCACCTGCCATACCGCCAGTATCAGCACTACCCATAGCAGGAGTATTAGGGGCTGCAAAAGTACCATCCCCCATAGGTGCGCCATTCTGAGCAAAAGTACTGCCAAGAAAATGACCAATATTACCAAAGGCATTTCCCACAGCACCGGCACCGGCACCAACCATATCCATAAAGTTAGGCCCGGCCATTATGCACCTGTTCCTGTGGGAAGGTTATTAGTATAAGCTGCCTGCAAACGAGCAGCTGCATCGCCTCTAGCTGCCTGAATCTGGTTCTGAGTATTACTAACTTGGTTGTTAAGCGAGGTACCAAGGTCCTGATACTGACCAAGAGTACCGTTAGACAAGTTACCAAGCTGATTCTGATACTGGTTATTAGCTTCAGCAATACCATTAGCAGCAACACCAGATTGTCCCAAACCACGAGCAGAGTAATCGGCCCACATATTGCCGAGCCCTTGATTTCGAGAGTTACCGAAATTAGCCAATGCAGTGTTAAAAGCACTACCCATAGACCCACCGATAGCATTAGTAGAATCATAGGTATTCTGACCAGTGCTATCTACGCCCTGCTTATAGAGAGCATGACCATCGTGGCCAAGACCTTTTTCGGTCCACAGGGTATCAATACTGGAAGCATCGCCCGGCCCTGACTTACCAATAAGGTCGCCAGAACCAATTTGTCCTTGAAGCTGAGCTACATAGTTAGCAAGCTGCTTATTATACTCTCCACGTTGCTTAGTGAAAGTACCGTCAACAAGGGCTTCCTTATTAAAATCCGGCGGCGGCGGAGGCTTAGGAGGTGCGGCCGGAGTAGCAGCTACTCCACTAGTAGCGGCTCCACCTTGCTGCTGAAAAACACCGCCACCGTTATTCCCACCATAAGCGGTAGGGCTATAACCACCCTGAGCCGCTGTCTGCTGCGGAAAAGGCTCAGCTGCAAAAGGATTAGAAACAGGTGCCGGAGGAGTATAAGGAGCCGGAACAGGTTCATAAGCAATAGAAGCAGGAGGCGTATAGTTGTAATTAGAGCTAGGGTCAGTAATAGACTGAAAGCCACTACTAACCGGGATGGAGGAACCTCCCCCGCCCCCAAAGTCTGTCATTACTCTAGGCATGATTACTTCTTCTTCTGTAGCATCTTAGCCAATGCGGCATTCTTCAACATAGCAGGAGTAGGACGACCCCCGTTCTTAGCTTCGGCAGCTTTCTGAGCAGGAGATTCCTGTGATTCAGTCATACCGTCGCCGTCATTGTCAGGGTCTACCTTAGTAGTGCCCTTCTTAAGGAACTGCGGAGGAATCGGCATTAGTTACCCGCCTTCGTTAGATAACCTGCCAAGAGGTTATTTTTAGTTTGAGCCATATTATCTCTAGTTGCGTAACCAGCCGGATTTACTGAACCCGGACCAGCCTGCGGAGAAGGAGAAGAACCGTTATAAGTTCTAGCTCCTACTGCGTAGTTGTTATTCAACGAATAACCTGTAGTAGCGTTATCCGGTCCGGGTCCGTACTGTGGAGTAGTAGGACCTGAACTAGTAGCAGCCTGAGGATTAATAGCGTTGAGTCTTTGCTGATACTTCTGGATGAACAGAGGCACATTACTGTCCATTATATTGCTCCCCTTTTCTTATCGTCAATCACTAGCTGACCTTAGCGGATTCCTTCTCATGCGGCAGGGCATAAGTAACCAAGCCAAATACTTTGCAAGGTCCTGTCAGTGTATTGCCGAGGGAAGTCATTTTAATTTCAAAGCTGATCTGTCTAAACCTAAGAGAGAGAATATTCTTAGCAAGGACTCGACCATTTTCAGTTACAGTATTAGCAAGAGAATCACTATCAATAATGTTTAGAGACTGACTCTTCCAACTAAGCGGATTACCCCATGTACCCTGTGCAAGCTGAGCATGGGTATAGCCTTGAAGATCGCCCCACATAACAGGAAGCTTCTTAGCAATTGGAATAGTGATAGTGTTAATATCTCGTAGAGTAACGCAGTCAATATCCCAATAGAACAGCCTCTTGATGTTAGCAGGAGCCTGATAATCGTAGCTCTTGGTTCTAACTACACATTCAATATACTCTACTGCTGTAGGACTATTGATATGGTGATCTGTTAGTTTCAACAGAGACATAGGTGAAGAATCATTAGTTCTAATATGCTGAAGATTACTCAGGTTAAAGTTACCTCCCACAGGGAGATTGCTTGACCATACGGTAAGGTATGCCTGAATAGCTTGAGCAGGAGTGGTAAAGCTTACAGTAAATGCTCCTGAAGGGATAACAACATCTACTGTAGTTGTTCCACCAGTACGCAACAAGAAGGTCATTCTTGCATTAACAGTACCGCCTGATGTTACAGTCATAGTGCCGGATAGTGAGAACCTAAGTCCAGCACTACAGGGAACATTAAAGCCCTGCGGAGTGCTATTTCCTACACCATTCAGGTATAGATCGCACCGAGTATTAGCCGTACCGGTGTTATTCTGTACGTTAATGCCGCCAACACCGTCTAGAGTAATAGCGAAGTTAGGTTCAATGCTACTCTGTATATAGTTCAAAGCAGCTGCACTAGTAACGTCTGTAATATAGTTAGAACTAGGGTTCTGCGTAACACCCTGAGAACCACAAATATAGACGTTAGGACTCGCACTAGCTGGGTCCTGAGGAAGCATATAAAACTTACCCGGAGTACCGCTATAGCTTCTCCACTGGGACCATGCTTTAGTATCGATACTGTAGCAAAACGTCGTATTGTTGTACTGAACAAGGATACGACGAGATACCACAGACATACTTACGCTAGGAGCCTGACTATCAACGCAGGTGGGATCACTATCTGGCTGAAAATAAACAAGCTTATTGATCTGCATAAAGATATTGTTGATAAGCTCATATACCCTACCTTGGTGGCAGAGATAGACATAGTTCTCAAAGTTGACTACAGAGTATTTATTACCTGCTCCAATGTAGTCACTCAGCTTATCAACCTGACCGTTCGCAGGAGCAGTAGGATAGCTAAAGCGATACGTAGAATCGCTCTTGAAGATAAGCATGGAGTTAGTAAGCGGTAGAATGGCGGTTATAAAGCCGCCTGCGCCTGCATCAATAATAATATTATCAGTGCCGGACCACAACTCAGGGTGTGACCCAGTAGAGTTAATAGTTGAGAAGTTAATCGTATTAGCATTAGCTGCTGTTTGCGTGTCCACAGCCCAGAGTCGGTTCTTATGTGCGACAAGAATATCCCCCTTAGGTAGGGCAGAAACATCTGTAGCTGTTCCACCTTTAGACCAACTAAAACCATTAATCGTAGCAGAAGCTGCCACAATGAAATAACAGGTGGATTGCCACTGTGAGAAGCCGGTAATCTTATTACTAGCTGATGTAATAGTTTTAATCGTGATAACCGTACCTGTGGGATCACCATTTTGGATAGCAACCACAGACCAGTTACCGGGAGACGTCATATACTGTGCAATGACATACCACTCGGTAATAGATACACGATAGATACCAAATACTTGCCAGTTATCAGTGACAGTACTTGGCTGAGTTGATCCGTTAACGACCTCAATAGGGGGACGACAAGTAAGGGAATCATCAAGAGCAACTTCAAAGTTAACTAGCTGAACAACTTCGTCGTCTTTAGATTCACCGGACTGTGAAATATTATTGAGTCCCTTAACGAAGGGGCCGATTTTAACGGATTTGCCGGGCATTAGTAGATCATATCCTCAGGATCAAGAGTGATGCAAGGAAATGTATTATCCTGCGACTCAGTACGGTTAGCAAGAATACCAAGAGATTTTTCAAACTGCTGCTCTTTAACCTGAGCGGCTTGAAAGTTTTCATCAAGCTCATAAGCCTGACCCATAACATACTGAATTAGAGTATTAAAGTAGCTATCCGGGATATCCAACGTATCAGTAGCCAAGGCCACAGGCTTTGGTACCGTAGTAAAGTGGATAGTCAGAGCTTTAGGGTAATTAAGATTAGGTGTAGGGTACAGATACAGAGTTCCTGCATCCTCCCACCAATCAGAAGGGTCCCCATATTCCGGCGGATACTGGTTATTGTAGAGCAGGAAGTTTTCAGCCTGTTCAAAAGTAACCGCATTAAGAGCAGAGCCATTAAATCTAACAGACCTGATACGATTAATGTTAGGAAGGTTGGGATCAGTTGCCAGAGGATAGGCATTCTGATTCTGGATAATATCTGTGCTGGCACTAGTAGCGTTAATATTCAGATTGTTTTCTGCAATCTCACGCTGACCTGCGTTAATCCATCGGATAATGTCAGAAGAAGTAACCTGCACACCGGCTTCATCGCCGAACTGACGCTCTACATAGGTAATAACGTCTGAGACTACTCGTGTCTTAGTTTCAATAGACATTAGCCGATTTTCCTACCGTCTGGAAGTTTATAGGTGTGCTTGTTAGAGCGAGCCATTGTGTTAATGACGTCAAGCTCTTCGTGAAAGCTTTCCTTGATAGCGTCTTTTTTATCCTTATTAGCGCTGGCTACTTCCTTCTGGAAGCGGTCATACAGTTCTTTTTTACTGTGTCGCTTAGAGTCATTCTCCCAAAGCCACTGAAGCAGAAACCCAAGGTTACGGGCTTCTGCTTCAGTGAGTTCCTTAATTACGGTTTGTTCGTACTGGTCCACCAAAGCAAACGGCTTATGTGTAGAATGCTCTGCTCTCATTTCTGAGGGAATAAAAGCGAGATTCAGGTTTTCGTAGTGCCTGTTAATCTCTTCTGCATTCTGACGAATATCCGTCGACAATAGTGTACTACCAACAAACTCGTGCATTTAGGGGTCCTTAGGGGATATTAAGTACCCATCCTGCCTGAACATAATCAGCGGTAAGCTGTGGGTACTTAGAATGATTAGCATCTACAATAGATTGTACCGAGACGCCATAGTAGTTGGCAATATAGCCCATAGTATTACCCGGGTCTACAATCCACTGACCTTTAGAACCACCGGTTACTGTGCGAGCAGTAGACGGAATCTGAATAACCGTACCCGCATAGATCACATTCGGATTAGGAATATGGTTACAAGACAGAATAGCCGGAACAGTAGTACCGTGTCGCTGAGCAATGCTAGTAAGGCTATCCTCCGGCTGAATGGTGTACGGAACACTATGCGCAGGAGTCACTGTGGGAGGGGATACAGGCTTATTAACTACTGGCTTAATTACCACAGGGGTTACAGGAGCGGGATTCTTTTCTTGTCCCTTATTAGAAGCATACCGGTGCCAAGCATCGGCAGTTCCATAGAACAGATCAGTATCCACAAACTTGTTATAGCCCGGCAGCATATCCGTAGAAGCGTACTGCCACATAGCGACAACAGGCCACTCTTTAGTCTGTCCATTACCGATAGGGTAATGAGCGTGATAGGTAGCATCCCACTGCTGGAATCCATTGACCTGATCCTTTT